CCACTTCAGTAGTAACTTCTACTGTTTTCTCTGCAGCAGGAACTACAATACCCTCTGTAATTCCAACCAATACGTTAAATGTTACCATAAAAATAAAAAATGTTTCAAACATGTGTTATACTCCTTGATGACGTTGATTGTTTTTAATGTAAGATACCATAGCTTGTGAGACATTATAACAAGCACCGATATATTGTTGGCGCAATGAAGTCTCACGTGATAGCTTACGGATTACTTTTACTTCTTTCTTCGTTAGTTTCATTTTCTTTTCACTCTTTAATTAAAGGAATAATCCAATGATCTGAATGATCATGCGGATCGTCCGAACTCTTTTGGGATGTATTTGATTCCTGCGATGTTTCCGTTATAGAACTTGGCTTTGTCATTTGAATCCCTCATAGTCAACACATCTAGTTTGTGTTGAATATTAGCTTCACCATAAGATAAGCCTCCTCTTGTTGTATAAACTTTTAATACTGTAAAAGAGAAGTTATCTTTACCGTGTTTAGCTAAGTCTAGGTTTAATTCGGCAGAAGAACCTGTGTAGGTTTTCCAGTTAGTTTCCGTATTGTACCTATAGTTAGGGGTTTTTACTCCTTTCCTAATATAGTTTTTCTTTCCGCCATGCAAAAAGTTCTTCTTACCCACATAATATCTATCATCCAAGATGTTATGTATAAGATAAACAAAGCCATGCAAGCCCGATATATCTAGTGGTTCGTGGGTTCTCCAATGACCTTGATTATCGTATTGCTTGTATGGCTTTATTGTATCTAATAGAGTATTAAACTCCATCATAGTAGTCTAGCACTGCTTCGACTGCTTCTTGTAAGTCATAATGTACCTCTGTTGCATAGGTATAAATGAAGGGATGTTTAAATTGTCCGGGATCTACCAAGACAATAATTATTTTTCCCCACTCTTTAGCCTTAGCTACCTCCATCACTGTCCCCCACTTCTTTCCGGGCATGCTGTCCCGTAAGTCCGCAAGGATTACTCTAGATTTTTTGATGTCCAACATATCTTGAGCTTCAATTCTTTTAAGCTTATTGAATGTAGTGATATGTTCCTCGTCTTCTAGGTCAAGATGGAGTGGTATTCTTCGTGTAGGATGTAGACACTTGATGTCAAATTCAGTTAATACTTGTTCAACATATTCACGCCAATCCATCATGTCATTTTTACTAACATGTTCCATAGCGCCTGCAGTATATACATAGTCACTCATTTTACTTACCTTCTTTTCTGATAGGTTTTACGAAACGGTTAGCCCAAAGAACTTGAGCTAACTGACTTACGTAGTATTGTGTATTGTATTCTGGAAGGATCCATGCAGGACCATTCGGGGTCTCAACTTTAATTAATTTGGAGGGCATTAAAAGTCCTCACCCGCACCATCATAGCTTACATAGTCTGTAATCTGCATGGCCACCAGCATAGCTGATACTCCTTTCTTACCTGCCATCTCCCAGTCGTAGGAGAATAATTTGATATGACCTTTAGATCCGTTACCCATAGCTTTAACTTTACTGGGTGCCATCTCTTCTTTATCAGTGTCAACAACTTTAGGTGGCTCGTTAGCTTCTCCGTTAGCTTTAACTGCTTTACGTTTAATGTTAGCGTAATAGCCGTTGTCTCCTGATTTCATCTTGACACCAGCAGATTCTAGTTGAGCTTTAGTTGCATCGTTATTTGTAACCACCTGTACATCCCACTGGAGTGTACCGAAAGGTGAATGCTTGTCAACCAACTTAGGCCAGTTGAATGTTACGTCACGTACTACGATTACTTGATTAGCCATTATGTTTATCCTTATGTTAATGGAATGTAATTACATCAGAGTATAATTCGACTAGTATTTGGTCTACTACTTCTGATATGTTGTTGTGGTTAATCTCATGATTAACACTTAAGTCAAACAGATCTGTTGTTATAACAGTTGTTTCATCGGATAAGACTTCCCATGATACTGGAAAGTCTTTATATTTATACAGTGAATGAAGCTTATAGTTCATTCTCTTGCTCAATTACTTTAACAAGATAGTTAGCATAACATTGTATCTTTCTGGCATCCTGTAACTTGTCATCTTTCTTACCGATACGTATACTATACTTAAGTATCTGACCGAGCAAGTGAGATTGAACACCGTTATGGTGTGCAAGTATATAGTTCATCAGATCCATATACTCAAGACCATTGGGATAGGTACCCGCTGGTATTACTTTATAGTGAGCAGGATTAATTATGGTATCCTGTTCTCTATCATCCATAGCTTTAAAGTCACCATGAAATTCTGTAGTCTTTTTATTTGTCTCTTGATTGTCTTCAAGATTACGTAGCTCCTCTAATAGATGTTGAGTTTCAAAACTTGTTTTAGCAAACAAGAGTTGTTCTTTTATCTCATCTTTTGTCATAGAACTTCCTTAGTTTGAGGGGAAAATATCGATCCCTTTTAATAATGGACTATAGATTTAGTGTGCGCAGCATAGTTAACTTCTGTCTGCGTCTCATTGTACTAGCTGCCTTAGCAGGAGTAGTACCAAGCGCCCAGTGTCGTCCATCCTTAGACACTGATAGCGCAAGATCTTTTACCTTAAACAAAACACGTATTGCTTCACTGTTATCTCTATTAGAGTAATAGTAGTGTGCTCTGTTGGCAAGTAATTTTTCATCTCGTGTACCTGTTATTTGTAGTATTTGAGTATCATATATACACTTCTCATCGTCCTCATCAAGCCATTCACACTTAAGAGTAAAGGCACG